GTTGTTGCGACCAGGCTCAATGTCAGCAGCCATACCCCAACCATGCACAGACGTACCAGGCCAACCCGCCGCCGGCGTTTCCCCACGCTGATAACGTCCCCACTGAAACCACTGGGTTGAACGGCCTGAAGCGGTCTGTGACTCGTTGCGCACATTCATGTCACCGCGAACACCGAGAGGCCGGTAGCCTTCAGTGATCTTGATGGTCACACCCTGCGCGGCGGCACGATTCAACAAATCCTGCATCACCGTAGCAGTACGAGGCTCAAACAACTCACCCGCAACCTTACGCATCGCGCTTTCCGGTATGTTTCCGTTGGCGTGACCGCCCCAAGCATTAGACATGGTTCTCCTAGTTATTTTGATTTAGCGGGGTAAGGGTGTGCGTCAACAACTTCCTGCCGAGCAGCCAACCACTCTTCTTTCGTTGACTCGCCAGCCTGAAACTTGAAAAACAAAGGGTCAGCTGTTTGCTGGTATGCGTTCTGTCGCGCCTTCCGCACATCTTCCATGGCACGATCATGTGCGCTTGCATCCCACGCCTCACGCTCAGCAATTTCTTTCGAAGTCAAATCCCGCAAAATAATTTCAGTCATCATCATCCCTAAGAGTTAAAACCAAATACTGAAAGCGTGCCAGAAATCGTGCTTGATGCAGGCAAGATTTCCAAAGTTGCATAACTTGTCGTGTCATTCAGGCGACCACGCGCAAGAATTTGTTGCTGTTCTCCGGCAGCAGTTGAGTTCCCACCATTGTGGCAATTATATTTTGTGTTCGCAGCCACAAACGGCTTGAAGATTGTGACATCAAAACTTCCACCAGCATTGGTAGAACGGCCAGCAATTCCTAGAGTGAAAGAAGAAGCAGAAGACGTCGAGGCTGCGTCAACAGTAGAAGCAAACTGCCTTATCTGAGAGTGGAAATAACTGGTAGCCCCAGCCCCATCCAATTTCATTTGCATGAGAACATTGTCTGAAGTCGCGCCTGTCGTAACGTCCATTATCAGTTTGTAATTTGCATATGTTGCGCTAAACACGTTGTTCAACTTAATGCTCGTCGCACCAGTAAACGTCACAACACCCATGCTATTTGCAGAACCGCTACCAGTAGCAATCGTCACAGATGGAATCATAATCGGAACAAGCCCGGCAGAACGGGTATTTGTGTACCACCCCGCCGTCTCTCGGCCGCCAACATTCGTAGACACGTTGTAAAGCTCAAAATACGTTTGCATGACACCTGTATCGTTCAAGAAACAGGTCATGCCCTGAGAAGGCGAAACAATCGCTGAGTTACGCGCGGCAGCCGTAGCGAACACCATCACACTCTGGTCGACTGCGTAGCCTTGAAGATTTGCGGCGGTGAGAACCTCACCGGAAGCAAATTGCTTGTAACCAAGTCCAGCCATGTTTTATACTCCCAAAATTCCTGAATCAAGACGACCCTGCACTGGATCATCCAAAATGAACGAATCGTACCCCAGCGCGTAATCTAATTGTATCGTAGCCGTGAACAGCCCCGGCGTAGCATCATACCTAACACCGCTAATCAACAACGCAGAGATGTTTATCGGATCAGTCGTCCCCACAGTCCCAGGAGGCAACCAATACGCGGCAGTCAAATAGCCGATGTCAATCGTGCGAAAGTTAAGCACTGGTTTTGTTCTATCTTGAATGATGACATCGCTTGGCACAAAAAGGTCAAAGTTTTCCAAATTGTAAGTAACCTGACGCGGGATAAACGCTGGCTCACCATACAAAGTCACAATGCCATTAGCCACAGACTGCATCTGAGTGGCCGAAGAAATCAACACATCATACTCAGCAGGTCGCTGACCATACTTAGTAATCGACGTAGTGTTAGAAGCCGTCGCCGTCGCCGGAACATCCGAGTTAGTCAACGTCACACTATTAAACATTCGGTCAAACGAATAATCGAACGTCACATCACTCGCCGTACTGTTCACATCGCCCACAACATTCGTTACACGAATATCGCTGAACACTGAAACAGCATTACGAGACTTAAACGTCAGCGTGCCCAAACGGTCCATGTAAAACTGACCAAACTCAGACTCGGCAACCTTCGTCAAATATGACAGCGCAGAAACATCCGTAATCGTCTCAGCCGCCAACGTCGAATACCCGTTATCAACGGCCTGACTCGAAACCGGCCAACCAATACTCGCCAACACGCGGCGAACCCGAGCACCCGACAACTCAGCCGGAGCACTAATCGACCCAATAATCTTGCTACCCAAATAACTGAACGCGTCAATCACATTGACAGTCACCGTCGCATCACCGTCGAGCGTGTAATCGTACGTCCACGAATCCACAAAGCCAGAAAACACTGTCGCCGTAGAAAAACCCTGAGACAGAAACAAGGTGAAACCGCGACCAGGGTACAGCTCCCCATACAACGGGGACGACGTGTTCACCGGGTCAAGCAACCTGTCACGGTTATCAAAAACAACCGTCGCCGACCCTGCACTAAAATTGTCGAAAAACGAGTTACGGCCACGACCCCACGAAGCTGACCGAACCTTCGCCGCGATAGACGTTTCCAAATAACCAAGAACACCAGTGTCCAGTTGGTCAGTGTCTAACGTAAAACCCGTTGTAGTTTCAAGGGCAGCCGTAACATTCAAATCGAGCATTAGGCCCCCGCAAAAACAGGGCCAGAAGCCTTCTCATACCGTTTGATGTAAGCCACAATCTGCTGGCCGATAACCTGCGGATCACCAACACCCGCCTGGACGTTTATGTTGTAAGTTGCACCGCCGCCCATCTTGCCCATGCGATCCAACGGGATAATAGCCTCCGGCCCCGCCTCACCAACCAGGCCAACCATCGGCCCCATCACAATTCCACCCTCAGCAAAAGGCATAGGGCCACGAGGCCTTACAGGGAGACGTTGCCCAGTAGGGTTTCCAAACCCCTGCGAATCCTGTCTGCGAATGCCCTCGGAAATCATCTTGTTAACACCAAAATCAGCTTTACCCAACTTGCCAATATCACCACCAAGACTGTTAATCAGATCAATGACACCGTTGATCCCGTCAATCAGTGAATTAACGAAACCTTCCCAAATCCCCAAAATGCCACCCAACAAAATCTGAAAACCGCCAGCCCACGAATTGATAATCCTGTCCCACTCAGTAACCACAAAAGCCGTCAACGCAATCACACCAACAATCGCCCCAATCACCGCCCCAACAGGGTTCGCATACATCACAGCGTTCACAACAGCCATCGCCCCAGCCACCAAGGCCAAACCGGCAACAATGCTATTCCAGATACCAGGATTATCAGCAACCCAACCAGAAAACGCAAAAAACGCTTCAACAACATCCATAGCAAACTCGCCCAGAGCCTCAAACGCTTTCTCCATGTCAGGGCCATGCTTCTCAATAAACGCACGCATTTCTTCAACAAACGTCTGCAAAGCCGGAAGAAGATACGTTCCCAGCTCCTCCTGCAAGTTTTGAACATTCTGCGTTAACACATCAAACGGATTAGCAGCCGCCTCAGCCGCACCCGCATAAGTCTCACCAAGAATTTCAATCAACTTATCTTGAGCCGCAATCTCACCACTCGTGGCAAGAGTGTCCTCATAAATCTGCTTCTGAGCATTAGAAAGAACGATCCCGGCGCGAGCAAGTTTGCTCATCGCCGTTTCCTCATCACCCGCAACCTTCGTAAAAATCATGCCAATAGCGGTGATGTCTTTACCAGTACCGGCAGCCACATCCGCGACAACCTTAACCAAATCTTTCAGGCCGTCAACACCCTTACCCGCCAACTCAGGAACAGCCAACCAGCCGCGAACAATCGAGTTTAGAATCTCGTCATCAATGCCCACCAAGTTAGAAAGACTCTTGGTGTACTTCATAATCTCATCGGTGGACTTTTTTACCGCCTGAGCAGTATCACCAAACACACCCGAGTTTTTTGCGATCTGTTGCAACGAACGCGACACCGCTTCACTATCAGCGGCAGCCTTCAAAGACTGAGCCGCGAAAACGGCAGCACCAGCAGCCGCCGCCGCAAAAGCCACACCCGCAGCAGCAGCAAAGCCACCCGCAGCCTTACCCAGCCGATCCAAACCAGATTGTGCCTGGCCGATGCCCTTAGCATCAAACTTTGATGCAATCTGAAGAAGAACTCCACCACTCATTTGTTAAGTTCCTCACTCAATCGCACAGAATACTTGTCAATAATCTGAATTGCCGCCCGGTTCAAAGTTTTTTTATGTTGCACAAAAAAACGCCAAGCAATACGGTTCCCGCCCTTGCCCTTCAAAACGCCACGACGCTCGTTGATCATGGCAATAAAATGCGCTCCCTGTGGAGTCGAACCGAACGGGTTTCGATGACCGGCGGCCTCAACAATCGAATAACCAGGCTTACCCTGAGGCGAAAGCATTTCAATATAGATAAGAGGAGTTATATCGCGACGACGATTACCCGCAAATGACGTTTTGACTTTCGCAACAGCACCGCCCCACTCCCCCTCTTTGCGCTTAATCGTCACGTTAGGTTTTATCATTCCAGACAGCGGAGCACCTTGCCGAGTAATTGAGCCAGAGATAAGAGACGAAACACTCGTGGCCGTAGATTTCAGTTCACGACGAAGTAAAGTAACAAGTTTAGGATCAACAGATTTCAACGCTGAAACCATGACACTAATGCCCTCAACATCGGCTTCATACTTAATCATCAAAGACTCCCTAAGCCAAGTTTACCGCCTACCGCTTAGGGTTATGCTTAGCAATCAAATAGCGTTCCATCGTCCACAACATTCGCGGCGACAACTGCACAAGCTCCCGAGGACTAATGCCCGTCTCGCACGCAATCACCGCAAGATTCCAATGAACCGACGATGCGCCGAGACCCGCTATTTTTTTACTTCAGGAACCTCAACGCCAGCAATCGTGTCGGCGTAAGCCTCAAACTCGAGTGCCGTGGCCTTCGTGCGCGTCTCAGCCTTCCAGGCGATGAACACCAGCCAAGACAGGCGCACACCCTTCTGGAAGTCGGCAACACTCTTGTCAAACTTGTCCTCGAACGCCATAAGGTCAGAGACAATCGCCGTGACTTCACGGCTCGTTCCATCAACGAAAGTGATGAGTAGGTTTATAGGATTCATGGTTACGCAGTACCCCGCACGATGCCAGCAGTGCCAGAACCAAGAGGCCACGTTAAGTCGCGAGTGGCAAGATCGCCAACGCTTCCGCTAATCGGGTTTACCTGCGATACCAGGAACACCCCCGTGTAAGACGGGTTAGAGGCCGACACACTGCCCGACGTGGGGCGAACAACAACCGTAGCGTTACTGCCGTAAAGGTTGTAAATCGTCGAGTCAACCGCTTCAGAACCAGACGAACCAAAATCGTTGTGGAAAGAAAGCGTGATGCTGGCATCCTTTAGACCACCGACACGAGTGCGGAAACCTGACGAACCGCCGAAGGCAGTCGTCTCCACCTCATCGGCTGACAAATCCAGAGCCACGCTGGCGAGGTGATCGCTGAAGTCCACGCCATTTATGGACGTGGTAACGCTGGTCAATACGAACTTACCCATTTTTTATTTCTCCATTATTCTGCGTAGACCTGAACTGCGAAATCTGCGGCGAGATATGTTTGCTCACCTAAGTTTAGCGCACCAAGCGTGCTCATTTCAGAAAGGCGCACATCAAAAGCCGCCCCACCAAGTTGCCGGTCTGACTGCACCGCCGTCTTTATCGAACGCTCACCATTGCCAGCATACGCGTCCAGTTTGCGCTGTGCGTCC